CACCACCCGCGCACAACGTGACTCGCCGTCGGGTAGGTCTGGCGAGCGTTGATAAGCTCCACTCCTGATAGCGTCCGAATCTCACACGGCCACGCAATCGAAAGCGAAACATCGGCGCCAGTGATCTGGCCGCGACTGTCGATAGCGGTCGCTGGCCGCTTGATGTCCGCGCGTTGGCGCATGCCGCCTAGGCGGACCATCTGAGGCACGATGCGTGGCATTCTTGCGGCCATGTTATGGATAGCTCACTCGCTGATAGCGACGAACCATGCGTTCGTACGCCATTGATTCATCAATCTTTTCCAGCCCTTCGCGGTCTTGAAATCGTCTCGCAATATCGACGAGCATCATTTGCTTATAAACTTGCGGAATCGCTGCCTGCGTCGCATGGCCTGCGACAAACGTAATCGTCACGCTATTCGGCTCGCCTCGGGCGGTCGGCCAATCCGCAAGATACGCCAGCGTTATTTCGGGTTCCGGTTCGTTGTTGTCGAGCAAGTATTCCGATGCCGACATGGTGGCCGTCGAGCCGTTTTCCAACGTGTAAACGATGCTCGTGATGGATGTCACCGGGCGGACCGGAAGATAAATCTCCGTCTCGCCCGGGAAGTCGTCGAGCGTCAGCGTGAAGCTACCGGTTGCCAGCACGACGCTACAATCGTGCTCGACTTGCTCACGGGCGGCGGTTATCAACCGCAGCAAGTGGGCATCGTGCGCGTTGTCGTCGTCGGCTAGCTCGACATGCTTCTTTGCTTCCGCGAGGGTGATCGGCTCAAACGCCGGCGCACCCACGCGGATCGCTTTTCGCTCGCCAGTTGCCATGGCCTACACTCGCAGAATGTTGCCGTAGTTGCGCTCTGACGCACTCACTGGGCAGTCGGCTGCCCGCGAAAGCAATGCAAATGCTGTAACGTATGTGCCAGCACTGCCATCGCCGCACGTTGCCACGAGATCGATGTATCGCTTGCGTCCGCGGAGATCGACCTCGAACGCAAAGCACTTGTTATCGTCGGTAGCGGACGGCAAGGCGCTCGTCGTGCCTGCGATGCCAGCCGAGGTGCCGTAGATAAGCCCTGTGATGTCGGCCGCACCACTCATGCCCGAATCGTCGGATTCTTGCAGCTTTAGCGCCGTCATTGCGATATCGGTGGCACCGAGCACAACCAGCACTCGCAAGTAAGCGAATCCGGCAGTGTCGATGGTCGCGGTCGTCAAGCTGGCGTTGTCCACGATCGCGCCCGGCGGCGTGATCGGCACGAATTGGTCCTGTTGTGCAGCGTTCATTTTTGTCCTCGTTTTGTATCGCGTAAAATCTCGTTATGCATCGCACAAAATGCCGCGATGCATCGCATCATCGCGGCTTGGTTTTCACAATCGACTAGCTGCCCGGCGTGGCAAGCATCACAATCGACCCGCATTCGCTGGCGGTGCCTTTTTCATGGACAACGATGTCCAGACGTTCGGTTCCAAGAACCGCGATTTGCTGCGTCAAGAATCGCACTTCGCGCGAAACGTCGAGCGTCACGCCGCGACGGTCGCCGAACTTGACGCCTTGGCGAATGTTGCCGAAATAGACCAAGCCTTCGGTCGATGCCTGGTCGGTCAGCGTCTTGTTCATCACCTCGACAAACACGACCGGATACCCGAGGAACTGCACTTGTGACGCGCCAGCCGCAAGCTCCCGAGTGGTGTTGCCGCCAGCCGCCGCAGCCAGCCGCAACATCGACATGGCCCAGCCGGATCTGTGGATGTACCACGACGGCCCACCGTTCATAAAGGCATACGAAGGCAATTTGGCGATCATGCCCTCGAAGTCTTCTAGGTCGAGCGTCCCATATCGCAGATTGCCTGCAATCGCCGTGTAGGTCGCACCAGCGGCCAGCGATTCCTTAATGCCGACGATGTTGCCGTAGCTCGACGTGCCGTCGCCATTGAACGCGGCATTGTCCTCGCTGTAGGCCATGGCGAGAGCCATTTCCTGCGCGATTAAGTTGCCCACCGCGATCGCGGAATCCTCGTCCACGTCGCGGCTGTAGTAGCTGAGAGCACCAAGTTTCTTGGCGACCAGCTTGACCAAATCGAGCGTCGGCGTGCCTTCGGTCGGCGTGCCTGTTTCGCCCAGCCAATAGCCAGTGACCCCGCCCGACCGCTTTGGCGTGTCTTTGACGTCACGCGCCATTGGCACAACTTCGGCGGCACGACGGATCACGCCATATTCGTTGACGAGCCGAATTAGATTGGCCTCGTACTCGCTCGGAATCAAGAATCCGCCATCGCTGTCACTGCCGCCCGACATAGCGTTGCGGAAGTCGATGCCGAGCGTATCTTGGCACCAGTCTTGAGACGATTGCCGACCACAAACGGCCATCACCAAACGACCAAATCCGTAGGCTTGCTGCTCCGCGTCGGCCCCGAGGAATGCGGTGACTGGCGCCCTCGCCTTCGCTCGCGCCGGAACCTTGATCCGCGAAAAGATTGACGACGAATCGGCGACTCCGGCCTGCTCGTGATGCACTCCACCGGGCACCATGCGAGCGGCACGGGCGGCGGTTAACTCCCGCTCGAACGACTCGGCTTGGGCCTTAGCGGCCTTAAGCTTGGCAAGCTTGCCGCTGACTCCATCGTCGCCGATTAGCTCCGCAATTCGGTCCGTCTCTTCGGCCTTCGCTTCCCGCCCTTCTTTTTCGATGCTTGCGTTGATGGCAACAACTTCGTCGAGGATGCCATTGATCTGCTCCTGTAACTGCTGCGATTTCATCCCGGTAGCTCCTGTGTGACTGGCCGGGATGCCAACAAAAAAACGGCACGACCCGGCATTCTGGTGAATGCTTGATCGCGCCGCTGACGAGAGGCTCGATTAATGGCTGTCGCTTTGCCTAACGAGACGCCGCGACCCAATGACTATACGCTATCAGACAGACGCAATCAACACGCCCTCGCAATCGCCAGCCGGCGACCGATCGACGCCGCCGCCACCCTGGGCGACACCGCCGAGGCGGCGACCAGTAGTTCGGGCGGAGTTTTCGCGAACATGCCATCGCGGATCGCCGCTTTCGCGGTTGTCGCCTTGCCGATGGCGTCGGCAAATCCAAGCTCGACCGCCTCCGACGCATCGAGCCACGTTTCCGCCGCCATCATGTCGCGGATCTTGTCGGCGGATTGCCCTGTCCGCTCGACGTACTGGCTCGCAAGTTGTTCGTCGATCTTTCGCAGCACGGACGCCGCTTTTTCGTGGTCGGCCGCGTTGCCTAGCGTGCCGCCCCATGCGTTATGGATCATGATCATCGCATTCTTCGCAATCTCGATTCGCGATCCAGCCATGGCGACAAACGACGCCGCCGAGGCGGCCAGTGCGTCGATCTGCACGATGACGCCCGGCGCATGGCGAGCAAGGGCGGTAAACATCGCCTGCCCCTCGAACACGCTCCCGCCTGGCGAGTTGATGCGCACGACCACCGGTTCGCTGCCGGCTTCGCGCAACTGCTCGATCATCCATTTGCCATCCAGCAAGCCGTAGTAACCCGGACCAATCTCGTCGTAAAGAAGAATCTCACGCATGTCACACACTCCCCGCGACGATTGCCGTCGCCAGTTGGTTCGCTCGCTCAGTCCACAACGCACACTCTGCCCGCACGGCCTCGCCAAGCCCGCTGGAGACTCGCCCAGCGACTTCGAGCAGTCGATTGCGGCTGTCAGCCACCCACTCGGCAGCCAGTGATTGCGGGCCGTCACATTCGCTGATAACGGTCGCCATTCTGTCAGACCAGTTTGCGTAAAACTCATCTAGCCACGACACGAAATTGGCCTGCGTCGCGGCGGCCTGTTCAACGCGGCTGATCTCTACTTTGACCGCGACCATAAGTCGCGATGCCACCACCTTACGCAATCGCGCAGCCAGCGCCGGTTCGTCTGTGTCCATCTCGCCATTGTCGCCGTTGTCATCGCGCTCGGTCGGTTGTTGGGTTGTCGCGGCTTGCGAAGTCGTGATCGCTGGGTTGTCATACGAGTCGCCTCCGTCGTCGTCCCGCTCGTTCATGTCTTCGAGTTCGCGGACCTCGTTGGCGCTTAGCACGCCAATCTGTCGAGCAATTTGATACACCTTATAGCGGTCGGCTGTTGTGCCCTTAAGCAGTGCCGCCGTCACGAATTTGAAATAATACTCATCGCTATCGTATTGAGTTGACGTCAGCAGCTTTGCCGCGCACTCTTCCTCCCATCGCACCATCCAGCGTTGCAGGCAATTGTTGATGTAGGCCTGGTTCTTCATTTCGAGCGAGTTGTAGCTCACGCTCGAATCGTCGCCTAGCATCTGTTCGACACAGAACAGCAGCCCGATATCCTGCCGAGAAAACTTCCGCGACTCGATGGCTTGCGCCTCGCTATTGGTTTGACTGATCTGCTCGACCGCCAACCCCTCGCGAATCAATCCCACCTTGTCGGCGTTCTCGCTGCCCGAATGGAATTCGTTGAAGCGGTCGATAAACGCCTTCGCATCTTGTTCGTTGCGAAACGCTCCCGGCGGTGCCTTGAGCAAAAACTTCAGCCTAGCGCCGTTCTTCTCGCTCATCACCGCCCGCGTCTGCTGGGCGATGGCAAGCCCAAGGGCCTGCTTAGCTGCCTCGATGACGCCAAGCCCAGCGAATCCGTCGTCGGATAGCCCCATAATGTGCAGACAATCCGCGTCGGCAATGCGGGCCTCTGGATCGTCAATGCGAACATGCCATTTACGGGCCGGGACATTTTGCCCCGCGATTGTTCGACCCGGTTCGACGACGATGGCCCACGCATCCGGCCGCATTAGGATCAGTTCGCTCGGCTCGCCGCGTCCATTGCGAACGATCGCGGATCGGCCATCGCCATGCAGCAAGGCGTGATGCTGCATTGTCTCGCGCCATGCCGAGGCGGTCATTAGCGCATTCGGTCGGCGACGGACGAGCCAATAAGCCGGATGCAATCGAGCAATCTCCGCGTCTTCGTCGTCGGGCCGGTAGTACAGGTTAAGCGGCAGCGAGCCAATGTGACCGCAGATTTTATTGAGGCTATACCATGCGGCTGGCATTCCGCGAACGCTGCCCGCGTTGACCGTTACACCAAGCTCTTGCGACTCAGCCCCGAACGCCTCGCGAATCCACTTTTGGAGCGCCGAGGAACCGGCCGAAATGTTCTGCGCGTCAATCATTCTCGGCCCTCTAGAAAACAACCATTGAACCGGTCGGCTTGCGTGCCGCGTACATGCACTCGCTAAACGCCATCAGCATCGCGACCATGCCGTCAACCTTGTGCTTTTCGTCGCCCTTGCATGGCATTACATGATCTTTGTGATTGCGATAGAGCGCCATGTTTTTCGCCTGCCATTCTAGCACCGGATCACCGCCATGATGGATGATACCCGCGTCGAGTGAATCAAGGAATCGCGTGGTCGGCTCGTGGTAATAAAACGGGGCCTGCGTGAACTTGAACACCGGCAGCCCGTGCTCCTCTTGCAGCGACTGGCCA